TAGATGGTGTCCAAGGCCGATGGCGGGGAGTTGAAGAGCGGATAGTTAACCTTCTGCTCCATGAGGTAGCGGGTGATTCGCTCGGAATACCACTCCGCATCGTTCTTCACTTTGTCGGTGAGGCGAGTGATTTCGTCCATGGACATTTGGGAAGATTCCTCGCTGGTTCTGCGGACCATTCCCTTGTTCATGTATTTAAAGGCCAATACCATGGGTAACTCGTAGTAGAGCCATTGCACCATGGCGGGTTGGATGTAGTCCTCCAATAGCGTCGTGTTGAGCGCAGTCGTTGTGCCGCTCACTACCTGCCCCACCATTTCCGAGTACAGGGCAGACCCAACGATCGGCTGGATCCGCATTTCCTGCACCTTCACGATCGTGGGCCGTATTTGCGTAAAGGAAACATTCTCGTTTATTACGCTATTGTCCAGCAGGGTTTGTTCGGATATGAATAGTGCCTTCATGCTTTCGTGATTTTATTGCCTTTGCGGATTACCAACTGCTGCTCCCATACATGGCGGCATTGCGGGCGGTTCACTCCGCTGGCCGTATGATACCAACCGCCTCTGCGGTTCCATACGCTATATCCCATGATGTTGGAAATGCCGTTGATGTCGTCACGGGTGTACACCTTCCCTTGGTCAGCGAGCTCCAGCATGACCTTGCAGAACTCACGGCTGGTCTTCTTATCCTTGTTGCTGAAACCAGCGGCCCAAGAGTATTTGTAGCGGACTTCCAGCACGGGTTCATCCGTTGGCTTGGCTGCTTCCTTGGCGATTTGGTCCACGGCTCTTGCGATGGGGTAACGGTCTTTCGTAATCAAGTAAGCGACCCGCTTGGCGACCTTGGCCTTGCTCACTCCAAATTCCTTGGCCATTTCTTCCACCGATGCGTCCCGATTCTTCTTGCGGTAGGCTTCAATTTTTTTGTCCAGTTCCTTTTCTTCCTCGCCAAGTTCAGCGAAGGCTTGACGCACTTGGTCGTCTAAGTCGGCATCAAACCTCATTGGCTTGGAGTGCATGACAACATAGTCGTCTGCGCTGCTCCCAAACTTGCTTGCGACCACCTCCAAGACCTTGAACTCTTCCTCCCCCCATCCGTAGTCCTCGGTGTCTTCTTCGCCCCATGTAGGCTCGCTGAACGCCTGCTCCTGCACGCCAAGGAGCGTGTTCACTTCTTCGGGGGTTAGACCGAATCCAGCGGATAGCATCGTGCGGGCCATCTCCAAGGTAATTTTTTCTTGGGCATAGTGGCGGACGATACGCATGAGGTTTTGGTACTCACGGCCCGATAATTTCTTGATATTCTCGTTGCCCATGACCATGGGCGTTTGTGGAACCTCGTCGGGTTGGGGATTCGGTCCCACCACATCGGCGGGTTGCTTTTCCAATGCAGGGAGGCCCGCTTTTTCCCGTAGTTCTTCGGGGGTCATGATTTGCATCAGGGCTTGCTCGGATAGTCGCTCCGTAATCGGCTCCACGGGAATATGTTCCATCCCTTCCACGCCGTTAAAAGACCCCAAATAGTTCATCATCCGCTCCACCTTCCGCACTCGGTCGTTCACATAGGTCGCCTTGAATAGTTCGTACGCCTCCACCAGTTCCTGCCGTCCCCCCAGTTGGCCTCCGGTCTTCACGCCGAATAGCATGGGGTTGACGACCCTGTGCGAAATGAATATTTCGGACTGGATGGCCTTGTTCAAAATCTCAAACTGCTTGTCCATGTCGGACGGAGTCAGCGGTTCAAGCGTCGGGGCTTTGCTGACATCATCATTAAAAGTCACCACAAAGCGACCCGCATTGTCAGTCCCCGAAAACTTGCGCTTGATTTGACGCTCAATGTCGCCTTGCTCTTCGGGTGTCGGGATGCCGTTGTTGAAGTTTATCAAGTACCCACCCCAAAAGTTGTTCCGCAAGTTGTTGTTGTGAAAGTTCGCCACCTGCACATCGGCTTCAATCCAAGCCAAGCCCCCCATGTATTCGGGCAGGGGGTAGGACTTCACGCCTGCGGCATACACCCGATAGTAGAACAGTTGCTTGCCGATTCGGTTGTCTGCATCAAATGCGGGGATTTTCTCTACATCTCCAATCTTGGGGTAGAGTTGGACCATTGCATCGTCGTACCAATCGGCCACTTGGAACATCCGCTCGTCTTTGTCCACACGAATTTTTTCAAAGGGGATATGCTCCATTTTCGCAATCGTCCCCATCTTGTTCCAAGTAACCGCAACGGCAAACCCGTTGAATAGTTCCAAATCAAGGACGAGTTTTTCGGTGATGTCGTTGAGGTCGTCGTGTTCGGATAGTCCGTCAAAGAACTTGGCGTAGCGGGCCTGCTGCTCCACGGTCATCTTCTCACCTGGTTGCCATCCACCGCCGACGATGTAGTTCACTTTGCCGTTGACGATAGCGTTGTGCTTTGAACTGCGGCGGTAGTTGTCCAGCAGATAGTATGGGTACTCGTTGAACGCCCCGTAGGTGATGTATTTGCCCGCCTTGTTTTCAAGCATGACGGGGACTTTGTGTTCAATACCCAACCATTGGGTGAACGATTGTTTTATGCTGCTCATAGTGTGTGGACGGTGAAGGATAGAGCCGAAATCGTGATAGCACCGCCATCGTTCACGGCGTTAATGTAGATGGTAAATTCATCATTGACTGCACCTTGCAGAATCGCTTCAAGAGTGACCGAGTGGCCGTTGTTGTGGCCCGTGGTGATGTCGGTCATGGACTGCGGAATGATGGTTCCGTTCTTGGCGATGTAGATGATGATTTGGTTGCCGTTCCCCTGCGAGAATACCATGCTGGCAGACACCCGCAAAGCCGCACTTGTCGTACCTGTGTAGGTGATGGCGGTGGTTGTGCGGGTAAAGTTGTAGGTCGTCAGCAGGCCCGACTTCAGCGGGGTTGTTAACTTGACGGCCTGACCTTGGGTCGGGGTGAAGTTTTTGGATTCGTCAAGGTACAGGTTCGCCACGCCCCGCTCTCGGTCCAAGGTGGCGGTATCGGCGAGGTCGTCGAATAGTCCACCCACACGGGCGGCGGTGTTCGCTCCTGCAGCGGTTTCGTTGGTGATGGTGGCAGCACTCGTCTGCAACTGGGTTCTCGTTTGTACGCTCATGCGAAAGAGGGGTCAAAGGTGGAATCAAACACTCGCTCATCGGACGAACCGAAGACGGTGTATTGGATGGAATTGGCAAAGGTGTTGAAGGTGAGCGAAACTACCTGTACATACGCCAAGCCCGTTTCAACCACCGCAGTTGCTGCGCTAACCGTGCTACTGGTATCGTAAACTTCATAACGATACGACCCCGTTTCAAGAGAGCCGACAACGATGGAAAACTTGTCATAGCGGTTGGTGTAGGAAGAAAGGTTGGCCGATTTCAGCAGGGTAAAGTCGGTGGTCAGGTTCTTGGCGATGTTGGTCAGCCGCAAGATGTAACGGTCCCCCGATGAGGCCCGCTGCGTCCAAGTGACGACGATAGTATTGGTAGAATTGGGAGATAGGTAAATCACGCTATCCTTAAATGTAGGATGCGCCCGAATTTCACAATTTGCGCCCGATGCTTCGGTAGAGTTCGGCCCTCCGCTCGGCGGTCTTGGTTATGTCAAAGCGTTCCCTCACATCCTTGGACAACTGCATGGCCAGTCCCTTGGCGTAGTCGGGTTCGTTCACAAACTTGCGGACGGCCTTGTACCATGCGTCTTTCTTGCCGTAGGGTATCAGCAGACCGTTGTGGCCGTGGACGATTATGTCGGTGTAGGGGATGGTTTCCGAGGCGATGATAGCCTTGCCCATCCAGCCCGCTTCAACCACTTTCAGTTCGCTTTTGAGGCGGTTGAACTTGGTATCTCGGAGCGGAGCGATGGTGGCGTTGATGAAATTATATCCCCCCACATAGGAGTAGATGTCAGCCGCTTGGATGCGGCCGTAATTCTTGTTCAGCCCCCTGCATGATAGCATCCGCTCGTAATCGTCGTACACGGCGTTCCCATCGTTCCACCCGCCAAGGTAGATTTTGTATCGGCCATCCAGCGACTTGTCGTGGGCCAGCAGGGAAAACGAATGTTCCACCAAGGCGATGTCCTCTTGGTGCTGCGCCCCTCCAAACCAGCCGATTTTAAAGAGATGCGGTTCGGGTTCGGCATTCGTGTCGGGGAGGTATTGCTGATAAGCCTCGTACGGCTCATTCGGCAGGATGGTCACGGCCTTGTTGAGCAGGCGTATCTTCTGCGCCAAATGTTCGGTGGTCGTGGTTACATGGTCCGCAAGTCGGATATGCTCTCGGATTTGCTCGTCCAATTTGGTGTCCAAATAGTGCCGATACATGATGTGCCCCGATTCCAGCACCCAGTAGTCGTCAAGGTCCAAGATTACCTTCGCCCCAAACGCCGTCAGAGCCTCGTAAACCTTCCGAATTTGGTCAAGCGTACCTTGACACCAAAGACGATTAAATAGCCACACATCGACCGTCTTTAGGTCTTCATCCTTGACATTGGCGATATTATCGACACACACATAATCGAACTCCGTGTAGTTGTCACCAAGGTAGGCGTTCGGCATCTCCAGCCGATAGAAGGAGCACCCCGTCGGGTGGGCGTTGTAAACGATGCAAATTCTCATGCCCAAAGGTACAAAAAAAAGGGCCACCCCTTGCGAGATGGCCCAGACCACTAAACCATTGCGGGGTATGAGGCCCGCAGGTCAAAGATACGCTACGCTCCTTGGATTTGCGCCGTGTTGACTGCAAATACCGTGGTAGCGATGTTCAGCATAGAGTTCGGCTCCATACCCGAAAGCGTTAACTCGTAGCCGCTACGGTCACCGAATGCGGTCCCAGTTCCCGCCGTTCCAGCGGTCATCTCCAACCCGTTCGCAGCACCGAGGAACCAGTACTGGTCGTTGTTGTCCTGCACGATGACATACACCCTTGCACGGGCAAGGAGCAGCAGTTCGTTACGGACGGTAGTCTGCAATTTGTTGATGACGAAGGTGACTTCGGGGGCGTAGAAGATGGTTCCATTTTCGCTTGATGCGGTGATGGTTTCGGTCATGGATGAGGTCGCTTTTGTGAGGTCGTACTCAAACCATGAACCCGATGTAGAGGTCGGGATGAAGCCTGTCACTTGACCGCTGGCATTGCTGCTGACGGACCCACTTGGAACGAATGCTTTGATGTAGATGTTTTTGATACCGCCAACCGAGTTGCGGCATCCGAGGGCGTAGCCCGCAGTTAAGGAACAAGACATAGTGTATATTTTATTTTAAGGTGGAACAAAATAACGGGGGGCAGTTACCCGCCCCCCTTACACTTAGGCCAATCTCCAGTCAACAACGAGGTCTGGATAGGCTACCTGCACGCCGCATTTTAGGGCACACTGAAAGCGTATTTCGTCGTTGTCGATGCTTGGCCAGATGGAAAACTGCTCCTCGTCGCTCAACAAGTCCGTTCCGTAGAAGAAGTTACCGAGGTAACTGCAAACCATGCGGTTGTAACCAAGCAAGCCTGGAACTGCAACGACACGAACATTTGTGCCAGGGTAGATGATGTCGCCATCGGCCAACCCTTGCAGGTCAACTTGGTTGTATAGCACATTGGCGGTTGACTTGAACGCTCCAATCAAGGTGCGGAAAGTGTCCCATCCGCAGAAGATGACGAGGTCGTTGCGGGTCAAGATGGCCTGCGGGATGCGGGTGTAGATGTTGTCAAAGATGCTGATAACATTGCTTGTGGTGATACCAACGGAGGCAGACACGGCAGCGGTGTTACCCGACACAGTTGAACCTGATGCAGCGTTCAAGATTGTCAGCAAACCTGTGACCAAAGTAGAACCTGACCAAATGGCGTTCTCCAAAGCCTCGGCAATGCGGAGGGCTTTCTGCTCGGCGAATGCTTGCTCGAATGGTACGCCGTCGTAAGTTGAACCAGCGGTCAACTGCGTCTGCATCCAGTACTGCTCAAGTGAGCGAGGGCAAAGAGCCTCTTGGATTTTCAAGGGAGCAACGGTGATGGTACGCTGCGTGAAGGTTGTGTTTCCTGATGCAGCACCTGCGACATTCCATCCGCAAGCCGTTCCTGATTGGAAGGCAGCATCGGTGTCCATCAAGTTGAGGGTAGCAGCCGACTTGATACCCACCTGCTTGGTGAACAAAGATGCGGTGCGGGCCGAGAATACGGCCTTGGTGATGAGGGGGAGCCGCTGCTGCTCGGTGTAAGTAGTCAGCGGGGAAACGAATGAATAAGCCATGGCTTTGTTTTTGGGGGGTTAAAGTTTATTTGGATTTTTTGAGGTTTTGAATTGCTTCGGCAAGGGCATTGAAGTTCTGCGTTGCGGCGGCCTTCCGTTGCTCCACGATAGCGGAGGCGGTTGGCTTCGGGGCTTCGGATGGGAGTTCTGCGACCTTCTCGACGATGTCGGTCATGGTTTCCATTTGGCTGGCAAATGCGGCCATCTTGTCCTTCATCTTGCCCATCTCCACTTCCATGGCAGCCTTCAACTCGTCCATGATAGCGGCAAGGTGCTTGGCGACGATTTCTTGAACGGCTTCGGGGGTCAGTCCTACTCCAGGAGCGGCAGGGGCTTCGGGTGCTTCGCCTTCGGGGGAAACCTCGATTTCTACCTCTTGGGCCGCAACTTCGGCAGCAGGTGCTGGGGCTTCGGCCACGACGACTTCGGTGATTTTGCCACCTTCGGTCTTGATTGTTCCAACACCTTCCACTTGATGCTCGCCGTCAGGAGCGGGCAGGGTTTCGTCTTCGGTTATCACATACACGGCTGTACCTGCAACGAGGTCGCCGTCCACTCGGATGACCGTACCATCTACCAACTTGTAGTCGGCGAAGGATTGCTTTTGGGTTGTGAACTTGCGGAGTTCAGTCCGCAGGGTCATGATAGCGTCTTTCAGGTTCATATTATTGGGATTTGTATTGAGGTTGGATATGTTGCAAAAAGTTAGTCAAATCGTCTGCGAGGCCCGCAAGTGCGACCTCCAGTTCAGTCCCCGTGTTCTTCATGCCGAATAGTCCCTCCACGGAGAAACCCTTGAAGGCGTGGCGGTTCTCCCACACCTCGTCGTTCTCTACTTTGAACGACCCGAACCATGAGCCGTCGGGGGTGTCCTCGTAGCCTTTGGGGGCAAGGATGCCCCGCTCGGTGTCGGTGATGTAGGATTCAAACATGAACACGCCATCCAGTTCGGCGTTGTGGTAAGCATTCACATTGTGCTGGTTGCCCTGCTTGAAGTACTTCTGCACGATTTTGCGGATGGTCGCCTTGTCAAACACGACATAGTACTCCCCGTAGGTGTCGTCCTTTCGATAGATGGGCGTATCGGCAAGCATGAGCGGTCCAGTCAGCACCCTGCGTTCTCCCGTTTCGGCGAACCGCTGCGGGGTCTTGGCGAAGGCTTGGAAAGGCTTTTCGATAGCGGGCATATCGACGAGGGCGACGAATTGCACACCTTCGTCCACTTCGTCCACGGTCATTCGGTACACGGGAAGTTCCATGGTGGGATATGTAGCGGTTAGCCTAATGTTGCAAATTCGCTTAACCTGCGCACCCTGCTAGTCGTCTGCTGGATGTCCCGCTCAACCACATAGGCCCGCATGGGTTGGTTCTGCTGACCCTGACCCGATGACAGGTCGCCCGTTCCGAGGTTGGTCGTTTGGGGGCTTGTAAAGGTTGGAGGCGGGGTCATAGTCGCATTGCCAGCGGCAGGGGATGGAGCAGAACCTCCACCGCCACCGCCTTGAAATTGGGTGGACCTAATCTTGGCCACATTCGCAAGACCTGCGGCTATTGTGAGTGCTGCCTGCACGAATCGCTGACCTGGGAATACTTCCGTTTTAGTTGCTAACGCAGCACTTGCACCGAGGTAGGTGTTGACGATGGCTTGAGCGATGCTTGCAGTTTTAGCCACATTAAACGCCTTGCGTTGTGCTTCCTCGCTCTGCCCTGCCGTTGCCGTAATGATGTCACCGATGATGGAGAACGATTGGTCAGCCATCTGCTGTTGGGCTTGACGCAAGTCAGCCTCACGCTGGAGTTCCCCTTGCTTTGATTTTGCGTCTTGTGCATTAACAATCGCTGCGCCTTTAATCCTTGCAGCCGCTTCCTTTTTCATCCCCGCAATTATCAAGTCCTCCTTGTCTTTCTCAAATTGCTTTTGCAACTCAATACGAGCGTCATTCACCTCTTTTTCAACTGCTTTAATCCGTTCAAATTCCGCCTTGCGGTCAGCGATGGCTTTTTCCCTTGCTGCTTTATTTTTCAATTCTGCATCTCGCCTTCTCTTGTCAGCGGCAATAAGTGAATCGGTGTGCTTGTCGTATGCTTGGCGGTACTGCTCCAGTTGGGCTTCCTCCCGTTGCAGGGCCATGGCTTGCTCCGCTGCCCGTTGCTTCGGGTCGGGTAGGTTCAAGAACCGACGGACCGCTGCGGTGAGGTCATCCCACTTCGCCACAAGCAGACCAACCGCTGCAACTGCTGCACCGATACCCGTCGCAAGGAGCGCAATGCGGAAGGCCTTCATCGCTCCCGTGCTAGTTCCAACGGCCACGGCGTAGAGTGCCTGCGCCGCTGCTTGGCCTTGGGTGATTAGGATGGAATCCTTATTCAGCAGGTTGGCCACCTGTTGCACCCCGTTAGCGAGGGCCATCGCCGCTTGGACCTTGACCAAGGACTTTTGGAGTTCTTCTTCCTCCGCTCCAAATAGTGCCGCTGAACCCTGTGCAATTTGGAATCCCGCCGTGATGCCTTGAATAGCCCCGACGAAGGTGTCAATGGTGCGGGTGTCCGAGGCAAGGTTCTTGATTCTCTGCTGCGTGTCCCCGATTTGGTCCTTGAGTTTTCCCGCCTCCCGTTCCATGTCACGGAATGCCTTCGTCCCGTCTTGGCCAGCGAGGGCCATGTCCGCAAGGGTCTTCTGCAATTCCCGCAAGCGGGTCTTTGCGCTGGTCGTTCCAGCGGCGGTTGAATCCTTGAGGCCAACCTCAAGTACAATTTCTTTGGTTACATCTGCCATATCTTAGCCTTCGGAGGGTAGTTCGGGGTTTACGGGTGGTTCATAGCCTGGGTCCACAGGGTCGGGGTCAATCGGGCCGTTAAACAGGAATTCGGGGTCGCTTGCAATCGGGGTCGTCGTAGTTGCAACAAAGTCGGAGAGGTTCAGTATGCGTCGGAGCGTTACACGGCATGGCTTCATCTGCCCTACCAAATAGTCCCGAATCTCCAGCAGTCGCCAACGGATGCCGCCGTAGTACACGGGCTTGCGGAAGTCCAGTTGGTAGATGTCCACGGATGATAGCAGCATCGTGAGTTCCAACTGCAATGCCTCTTGGGACACGGTTTCGTTTATGTAGTTCAGCCAGTAGGTGTTGTAGAGGTTGTTGTTGGTGTATGCAAACGGCGACCCGCTTGCGTTGACGGCGTTGTAGTATACCAACCTTGGCTGCCCAAAGGCCAAGTCCACGCTGGGGTTGTAGGGGTTGTCAATATGGCTGACAAAGGGCAACGCCGTTTGGTTAACCGCAAGGACGGTGTTCAGCGTTCCTGTGACCCCGTATTGGTATCTCCAAGTCGTTGGGGCCGTGACCACATTGTACTGGGCGATTCGGTAGCATGTCTGCAAAGGCTTGATGG